TGTTAGAACACAAGCTGGAGGTAGTTTAGATTGTCCTACTGTAGTATTTGGTACTAATTATGGTTCTTGTTCTGCTTGTGCTCCTACACCAACACCAACTCCTGAACCAACAGCTACTCCAACACCAACTCCAACTCCAACTCCTACACCAACACCAACTCCTGAACCAACAGCTACTCCAACACCAACTCCAACTCCAACTCCAACACCAACACCAACAGTTAGTTATTTGTACTATGAAATTCAATTATGTAGTGGTGGATCAACCTACATAATGAATGCAACAGACGTTACACCTGTAATTGGCGGAGCATATAAAGTATATTCCCCATTCACAAGTATAATGGATGGTATAAATTGCTGGGTAGTAATTGCCGGATGGAATGATGGGGTGGACGATGATGCACAGTTTGGAACTTATTATAGTGATTGCATAACTTGTTTTGATTCATAAAAAATAAACTTGGAATTATAAATTAAAATAATTATATTAAAAAAAAACGTTATGAAAAAAGATAAGATTTTCGTACAAATTGCTAGTTATAGAGATCCTCAGCTAATTCCTACAATAGATGATGCTTTAAAAAAAGCAGATGACCCTGGCAATCTCGTTTTTGGAATATGCTGGCAGTATGACGAGACTGAAAATCCAGACACATACAACGGGAACGATCAATTTAGAGTAGATAAATACCATTACAGCGAAAGCCAGGGCTTAGGCTGGGCTAGAAATAAAACAAATCAGCTGTTAAGAGATGAAAAGTACACTCTTCAGTTAGACTCTCACCACAGATTTGCTCAAGGGTGGGATACTATGATGATTGAAGACTATGAACAGGCTTTAACTTTTTCCGAAAAACCAATACTAACTACCTATTTAACGCCTTTTTCTATTACAGAAGATAGCAGTTGTGGGTGTAAGAGAGTTGGCGAATTAAATCCAACACCATGCTTAATGTCTCAGTACGAATTCAGTTCTGATAAACTCTTAATGAGTATGCCTTATTTTATTGGAGACTATAAAGAGAGAGATACGGTTATTAAAGCTCGTACTCTCAGCGGTCATTTTTATTTTACAGTAAGCGACTTTGTTAGAGAAATACCTTACGACCCGGATATCTATTTTGGAGGTTACTGTGAAGAGACAACTATGAGTGTTAGAGCTTGGACTGCAGGATACGATTTCTTTAGCCCATACCGTCAGTATATTTGGCATGAATACACTAGACAAGGAAGACCAAAGCATTGGGAAGATCACGGTACTAAAAGTCAAACTCAAAAAACAAGTGGAGAAAGAGATGCTTTTGCTCGTAAAAAAACTCGTCAAATATTTGAACAAGAGGATAATGGTATTGACTTAGGGACTTACGGATTAAATAACGTAAGAACTCTACATGACTATGAAATATTTGGAGGATTTGATTTTAAAAATTGTAGAATTCAAGACTATACATTATCTGCTAAGGAACCTGCTAATCCTACTCCATGGGAAGAACAATTTATATCAAAAGAATACAATATAGTATGTGAATGGGATTTAGATTTCTTTAAAGACTTTAATGCTAAGAAGCCTAAATTTTTAACCTTAGGCTTGTTATCAAAAGCAGGCGTTGAAATCTTTAGAAAAGACTTTACTATTGAAAATGAACCTCAATATGTTAACTTAGAAAACAATAAGTATACTATTAAAGGTAAAGCTATTGAAAAGCCTTCTATGTTAGTTATGTATCTTTATGACGAAGATCAAACTTGGAGTGATCGATATGAAAAATCAATTTAATGAGAATAGCTTTTATAGTCATAGGTAATAGTAGAAGAAGTAACTATATTAACGGTACTAATTTAAGATACGGTAACGGAGGAGGCTCTGGTACTGATACTAGCTCTATTCTTATAGCTGAGTATTTAGCAAAACAAGGACATGAAGTAGTATTTGTTGCAGATAAATTAGAAGGTCCTTTAGAAGAAAAATATCAAAAGGAAGGAAAAACATATTCTGCAGGTGAAAGCCATTATGGAGTTCAGTATACTAATTTAGATTTTGAAGGAATTGAAAATAAAATATTCGATGTCCTTGTAAGTATGTTATGGTTTCACCAATATAATCTGTTACCTATTACTGTAACTAAATCTGTCATATATTGGTCTCATATGCAATGGATATATGGTATTGATGAGGTTATTAATTATGCTAAAGATAATAATCTAGCTCTAGGTTTTGTTCATATATCAGAATGGGAAAGAAGTATGACAGGTATTTTAACAGAGAGTATTAAAACAAGAGAACCTAATTTAAATTTACATCTTATTACAATACCTAATCCTGTAATGAACGAAATAATAGAAGAAGTTCTTAGTACAGGTCCAATTAAAAAACCTCATAAATTTACTTTTCACGCGGCTTGGGCAAGAGGAGGCAACATAGCAGTAGAAGCAGTTAGACAGTTACCTTATGAAGATAAAGAGTTTCATGCATTTGATTATTTAATGTGTACTCATGCACATGCCGATTCTTTTTTTAACATGCATAATGGGGTAGATAAAAAAACACTCTTTACACATTTAGCAGAAAGTGAATATTTTATTTATCCTTTATATACTCCTTATCAAGATGTACATAAAGATACTTTTAGCTGTGTAGTAGCAGAGGCTATTGCATTAGGATGCATTCCTATTACTTACGCATTAGGAGCTTTGCCAGAGTATTTTAAAGATAATTGTATGTTTTTGACTCCTCCTGAAGGGTCAAATTTAGAGCAAATGAACACAGAACCTTTATCTAAAGATTATGAAGGTATATTCACGTGTACTGATAACATTGTATCGACTATAGAGTACTTAGAAAATAATCCTTCTCATAAAGATCAACTTAGAAAAGGAGGAAAAGACTCTATTCTAAATAGATTTAGTACAGATATAATTGGCTCAACGTGGACCAAGTTTTTAAAACAACTAACAGATGACAGATAGATACTACACAGATTACTATTGGAGACTTCACAACGATTGGAGTATTCAACAACCTCACATAGAGTATTTAAAAACTATAAACTACACTCCTACAATCGTGTATGATATTGGAGCAGCAGTATTACACTGGACTAAAGAAGCTAAGAAAGTTTGGCCTAGCGCTAGCTATTATAATTTTGAAGCCGTACTGCAGACGGAAGATTTTTTTAAAGAATATGGAGCAGATTATGCTTTAGGGGTATTTAGTGATATCGACGATAAAGAATTAATATTTTACAATCATCCCTTATATCTAGGAGGAAATTCTTACTATAAAGAAAACGACCAATACTCTCCAGCAGCAAAAGATATTTACAATGAAGCATCAAGAGAAGCTCGAACTACTTGTACTATAGATACAGTAGTAAAACAAAAGCAATTTCCTTTACCCGATTTTGTAAAGATAGATGTTCAGGGAGCAGAGTTAGATATACTAAGAGGTATGACTAATACTTTACAAAAAGTACAACATCTTATTGTAGAACTACAACATGTCGAGTACAATGTGGGAGCCAAACAAGTACAAGAATCTATACCATTTATTGAATCTCTAGGCTTTGAATTAGTACCAGTACCTCAGATTTATTTCTGCGGAAACGGCCCTGATGCCGATTATCATTTTAAGAGAGTCTAATATGTACGATTATTTAATAGTAGGAGCAGGATTTTACGGAGCAATATGTGCTCGAGAACTAACTAACGCAGGTTATAAATGCCTGGTTATAGATAAACGTGAACATATTGGTGGAAATTGTTATACAGAAAATAAAGATGGTATTAATATTCATGTATATGGACCTCATATCTTTCATACTTCTAATGAAGAAGTTTGGAAATGGATAAACCAGTATACAGAGTTTAATGACTTCAAACTAACTCCTGTAGCTAATTATAAAGATGAAATTTACTCTCTACCATTTAATATGTGGACTTTTTCTAAACTATGGAATGTTACACATCCAGATCAAGTTGAGAGAATTATAAAAGAGCAAAGTAGTCAAATAGGAGAACCTACCAACTTAGAAGAGCAAGCAATTAAACTAGTAGGTGTAGACGTTTACGAAAAGTTAATTAAAGGATATACAGAAAAGCAATGGAGGAAACCTTGTAATGAATTACCTAAGGAAATTATAAAACGTCTACCTGTACGTTTTGATTACAATAACAACTACTTTAATGATAAATACCAAGGTATACCAATTGGTGGGTATACCCAAATATTTGAAAAGCTATTGGATGGTATAGAAGTAAGATTAGGTGTTGATTATTTTAAGGATAAGTTACCTAAGCATACTAAAGTTATTTACACTGGTCCCATAGATAAATTTTTTAATTACAAATATGGTGAATTAGAGTATAAGACAACGAGATTTGAACATCATAGGTTAGTTGATAAAAACTACCAAGGAGCAGCAGTAATGAATTATACGGACATAGAAACACCTTTTACTAGAGTCATTGAGCACAAGCATTTTGAATACTCAAAATCGGACGTAACGCATTTAACGTGGGAGTATCCGACTGAATATAAAATAGAAGAAACAGAACCTATGTACCCAGTTAATGATGCTGAAAACACTGCAAAGTATGAAAAATATAAGAGTTTGGCAGATCAAAAATCTAATATTTTATTCGGTGGCAGGCTAGCAGAATATAAATACTATGACATGCATCAGGTGATCGCATCTGCTCTTGAAGCTATCAGAAAAGAGTTAGAATAACTATTTATTACCATGCCATTACCAACAACCGGTTCAGTACCTTATAATTTAGGCTTAACAGCCGAAACCACTATCTATGTAAATGAAGTGAAGTGTAGAATATCTGAAAACGATTTTAACTATTCACAAAATCCAACCGTATTTAAATATATTACAGCGCTTACAGGTTCTGCAGCAAAACCCTTCTATGCACCTAGTGGAGGTTTAGCAAGTTGGGGTGTTATTACAGATGGTACACTAGCAGATAATGTTACTGGTTCTTCTTTTCATCCCTATGCAACAACTATTGGTTTATATAATAGTGCAGGCCAATTATTAGTAGTCGGTAAATTAGGAACTCCTTACCCAATCCCTTCAAATACCGATATGACTTTTATCGTACGATGGGATTCTTAAAATAAGTTTTATGTCACAGAATTGGTTTATATACGAGAATGGAGGTGTTGTAGAGTACGACTCAGTGTTTAAATTTCCTGAAAATTGCGTAGGATTCGTCTACAAAATTACAAATATTCAAACTGGTAAGTTTTATATTGGTAGAAAAAGCTTGTATTCAAACGTTAAAAAGAAGCTTACTAAAGCTGAATTAGCAGAATCATTGGGACCTGGTAGAAAACCAACATCTAAAATAGTAACTAAAGAATCCAATTGGCAAGAGTATTGGGGCTCAAACAAGTTAATTTTAGAAGAAATTAAGCAAGGTGGAACTGCCCCTTTTAGAAAGGAAATACTTAAATTTTGCTTTAATAAAAAGCAATTAACCTATTGGGAACTCCATTATCAATGCACAAACGAAGTACTAACATCAGAGAAATCTTACAACGATAACATATTAGCTAAGTTTTTTAGAAGAGATTTGGAAAAGAATTCGTAAATTCTTACTACAATAAGTTATAAATGGATAATTCAAGGCTCGTATTAGGTATATTAAATAATATTCTTGGCAGATCTAAGCCATCCACTAAAGGCAACCACGCCTTTCACTGTCCTTTTTGTAAACATCATAAGCCAAAACTAGAAGTTGATCCTAAAGCAGGAGTTTGGCATTGTTGGACTTGTAATGAAAAAGGTAGAACTCCGACATCAATACTAAGAAAGCTAAATGCAAATGCAGAAGCTATTAGAGAAATGCGAAGTTATTTTCCTGATGGGAAAGGTAATGTTGATGATAAAACCTATGCAAAAGTCGAACTTCCTAAGGAGTATAAGCCTCTTTCAACTATCCTTACTTCACTATCTTATAGACAAGCTAAGTCTTATATTACTAAAAGAGGTGTTACAGAGCAAGATATTATAAAATACAGTATTGGATATTGCGAAGCAGGTAAATATAAGAATTCTATTATAATTCCTTCCTACGATAAGAGTGGTAGCATTAACTACTTTATTTCCAGGTCTTATGAAAAAGACCCGGGTCGTAAATACAACGCTCCATCTTGCAATAAAAACGATCTTATTGGACTAGAATACTTTATCAACTGGAAGGTACCGGTTATACTTTGCGAAGGTATTTTTGATGCTATTGCGCTAAAAAGAAACGCAATTCCTTTATTTGGTAAAACTATTCCAAAGTCTCTAATGTTGAAGTTAGTAGAAAGCGATGTTAAAACGGTTTATCTAGCGCTTGACAAGGATGCTTTAAAAGAAGCTATCAACTACTCTCAACAACTTTTAAACCTTGGTAAAGACGTTTATTTGATTGAATTACAGGGTAAAGATCCATCTGATATAGGATTTGAAGAAGTAACAAAGTATTTACATACAGCTAAACAATTGACTTTTAGCGATTTATTAATGAAAAAAATGCAATTATGCTAGTAGAGCAGCGAAGCCAGGAATGGTTTGACATGCGAAGAGGAAAGATAACAAGCTCTGAAATACATAAAATTATGGGTGGAAAAGGTGATTCACTTAGCGAAACAGCTAAAACTTACTTGCTTGAGAAGGCTTGTGAATTCTACGGTGGTCATGGAAACCCAGCAACTGGAGCAGCAGTAGAGTGGGGTATGGATTTAGAGGATCAAGCCATAGAAGTTTACGAATCTAAGACAAAAAATAAAGTAGATAAGTGCTCTTTTATACCCATAAATGAATCTTATGGTGGTTCTCCTGACGGAAAAGTTAAAAAAGAAGGTGGAATCGAAGTAAAATGCCCATATAACTCAGTAAATCACTTCAAGCACGGCTTAATTAAGACACCTGAAGATTTTAAAAAGGTAGCACCAAACTACTACTACCAATGTATTTCACATATGATCGCTTTGGATGCTAAATGGTGCGACTTTATTAGTTATGATCCACGTGTTAAGGAGGATTATCAGCTGTTTATATTTAGGTTAATGAGAGATGAAGATGAAATCAATGCTATAAAAGCAAGAGTTGAGACAGCAACTCAGTATTTAAACGAATTAAAGGTGCTTATAGAGGAAGCTAACATACCTTTA